GATCTGATGTGATCTTAGCATCCATAATGCCTGTTAATGAAACACCAAGAAGTCTTTCTTCCTCAGTATTTTTTTTCCATTCTGATGATAAGAATTGGAAGTCTGTTAATGTAGATTGAATAGTACCTAGTAAGGTAGCTAATCTAATCTTACGTTTTAGTGACTCTTCTGTATCTCCTGCCCTGACAACAACTTCTGTAAGGTTACAGAATTGTTTATCACGTAGGATAATCTCTGAACAAGGGTTCGTTCCGTAGCTAAGATCTGGATCTCTTCTTCCCCACTTAGCGGCTTGATCTTGTGCAGCAATTCGATTAAACATTCCTCGCTCACCTGATTTAGACTTGACCAGAGATAACCATTCTTCCATGAAAGTCTCACTGTCAGGTGTTTCTGTGTAGGCAACGGAGTTATTTGCAAGACCTCTGTGCGGATTGTCATTATACCATGCTCCCATTTTAGCTTCTCGCATTCTGCGATCAGTCAAGTTAGATAAAGAGATAAGAGCAGATCGTCTAACACCACCTACTACAACGATCTGTCCTATCATACACATGATGTCATGCACTTCAATTGAGGATAGCTTACGACCTCTAGCCTGCTTGAATGTATCTATTACAAAATCAAATAGTTGTTTCAAAGGTTCTGGTCCTGATGCTCTACCTCCAAAAGTTTTAAGTCTAGCACCAGCAGGTCTTACTTTACTAAAGTCAAAGTTAGGTATATCACCTTCGTAAAGGTGAGAGATAAGTTTCTTAAATGCCTTAGCCCAGCCTAACTTGCTATCTTCAACTACGATAACATCATCACATAATTCTACTTTGTCTGGTACTTCAGGTAGTCTATTAATCTCTTGTCGTTCACAAGAAAAGCCTACTCCTGTACCATTCATTAGAATATATAAAGCTTCTGAGAAAGCTCTTTTATTATTAACAGCTAGATAACTACAGTTATATGCTGCTATATTGTCTCGTTCACATGCCTCTCCAGCTGTCATCATTAAACGCATGGATGGCATTACTTCTAAATTCAGTATTGATTCTTTTAATTCAGCTATATCTTTCTTAAGATCAGGAGCTTTAGTTTCTAGATAGTTAGTTAATCGACTAACCGTTTCGTCCCATGTTTCTCTTCTATTCTTTTCTGGTATGTATCTTGCATATCTACTTGCATGTATTACTTGTTGGTAAATGCTAGGTAATGTCGCCATAAAAATCGTATCCTTCTCTATCTAGTTCAAGATCTTTTTCTAGATCTTCTAAGTTATCTTCTATCTTGTCTTGAAACTTTTCTATTATTTCTTTACTAGAAATGTTTAGTACCTCTAGTAAAGTAACTTCGTCTAAGTCTGCAAGTCTTTCACATACTTCTTCAAACGTTAGAGCCATTATTTCTCCTTCACCTTTTTAGTCTCCTTTGTTTTTTGTTTAAAGATCCTATCATAGTTGTCCTCATACTTTTTATTATTAGCTTTGGAATTAAACTTAGGGCTTTCAAACTGTGTCATTGTGTAACTCCTTTAGCATTTCAATAAAGTGTATAGCTTTATCTAGGTCCTGTACTCCACCTTTATCTTTCCATCGACAAAGATATTTAATTGCACACCCTTCTATAAAAGGTATATTGTTTTTATAAATAAACTCAGTAGGTTGTATTACAAATTTAGAGTAATGGTTACCACCTATTTGTTTATCCATTGCTTTTATTATATCATCTTTTCGCACGTTTGTCAACCCCATATTTAGAATTTACATAATTTAATGACACTGCCATCTCATCAAAGCTACCATTGTTTACTTCATGAAGTACATAGAAGCCTCTCCAATGGTTATTAGATTGACTACTTAAATAAGATTCATCATGTTCATAGCAACTACCTGCTATAATACAAGTGATTTCAGAGCCATCTGCTTTTCTAGCATAGGCAATCTGTCTACCTTGCTGATGCCCTGCGAAGCATGACATGTGTTTCTTTGTAATGAGAGCTTGTGCTGATGTGACTGGTCTTCCCATGACACCACTTGCAAAGTAATGTGAGTAAGCAATGCCATTGACCACAACCACGTCAAGAAAATCATGTACTTCCCAGCCGTATTGTTCATAATTTAAATCCTTTATACTAATTAGTTCTTCTAGTTTACGATCATTCTCTACTGCTCTATCTATCCTGTCTTCATGATTACCTAATGTAAGTATCATACGAGGACTATATACTTTCTTTTTAAGCTTACGTTGTTTCTCTTGAAACTTCCATAGAGGTGTTAGTAAAGCTTCCATACCTTTATGTACAGCTTTAATATCAGCTTTGTATGTACGTCCTTCAAAAGATTTTTTACCTACATCATAGCTTGATAAGCTAGGCATATCAGCAAAGTCACCTATACAGACAATAACATCTGGTAGTTTTTCTACTATGTACTTACCTATATTCTCTAAGTACTTAACAGAAATGCCGGGCTTAACCTGGCAATCTGGTATAACTAAATGTTTCATTGTAATGTATCTCCTTCTTCTCTATCTAGTATATTAAAATCTACTGTAGCTTCTTCATTAATTTTAATAATACCTGCTCTAATTAAATCTTTAATAGCATGATCCATTAAGAACTCTGCTTCTATATCTGTTACTTTAAAGTCAAAGTCATATGATCCATCATCATTTTTTCTTAAGTTTTTTATAATCACTTATCCAATCCTTTCTATAATCTAACCATAAGAATCCATTTTTAGTAGCCCAGTCTCCATAGGTTGTCTTGCTACGTTTAGTTATCTTATTGTCAGGGTTCATAAATAAAAAGATAATAGTTATTGTAGGGTTGGAATCTCTAAACCAAATCATCTTTTGTCTTGTTGCTAAATCTAGTTTGCCTTTAGCTTCTATGTAAACATTAGGTGCCATCTTAAAGTCTGGTATGTATTTTCTTTCTGTAGCTGGTTGTATAAATAAATACTTACTAGGTTCATACTTTACTGATGGATAACTTCTACGCAGTTCTTTCCACACAACTGCTTCGAACTTACTTTTAAATGCTGGCATAACGTTCCTTATACTTCTGTCTATCATTACGAAGAATCCATAGACAGCTTGCATTCATAAGAAACTCTTCTTTATTACCATATGCATTAAGAACTATCTGCAACATTTCTTTTTCTGATTTAGCAGGTTCCAATAAGACCTTTGCCTTCTTGTCACCCAATCCTTCAATGCCTTTAATATTGTCACTACGATCTCCTTTAACACATTGTTCATAGAATAGACGAAGACCTTCTAGTTCTGTTTGTTCAACAAAAGTATCAGGTCTTGTCCAACCTTTACCATTAATTTCCCAAGAGAAATGTTTGCCAGGTATTTGTAATAAGTCTTTATCAAGACTACAGATAATAGTATCATCAGTCTGATAGATACCTAACATATCATCAGCTTCTAATCCTTCATCTGCTACCTCAGCATTAAGCTCAGATACTGCCCATGCTCTTAAGTCATCAAGGTGTTTAGGTTTTGGTGCAGTCCTGTTAGCTTTATACTCAGGATAGATTTGTTTTCTAAAGTTATTAGTACCTGTTAAGAAAGCTCTATAAGAGCTAGCTCCTGTCTTCTCAAGAATTTGATCAAACAATTCGTTAGCTCTGTATATAGCTATACCTAAGTCATCATTCTCTGCGCTTGCTGCGCATCGAAAGCATACTAAATCTTGGTCAATTAAGGCTTCCATTTTAGTAAGGTATATCTGAAGTTAGATCATCAACATTACTTGCAATGGAGGAATCACCCTCCATTACAAACCGTTCATACTTAGTTGCTAATTTTATTACTTGCTCTGGTGTTAACGGACTACCATGTGTAGCTAAAGTTGCTACTGCATTTGATAGTGAGCTTTGTCTTACAATCATTAGCTGTCGCAGTGCACGTTCTTCTTTAGTTTCGTAGTTACTACCTGTTACTCTTGTAGTATTAGTAGTAGCTTTAGGTGAAGATGCCCCTACGCTTTGGCTTGTAGGCGCAGGTGCCTCTTCCCCATCAGCAAGAATCTTAGTCCACTGCCAGTAGCCAGCATCATCTTTCTCTGTTGCTACGTTAATTACATCACCTTTCTCCCAGGTCTGTGCTTGTCTAAACACATCTGGATTACTGAATGACATTAGTTTTTTGTTAGCTACTTTACCATCATTACCTTTGTAGGTAACTTCAATAGTTTGATATTGTCTACCATTTTTAGTAGTAGATGTTGTTGGTTGTGATACATCAATAATATTTAGTTCCATTCTATAGTCTCCATGTTACCCCATGTAGGTCCAATTTCACATTCAACTCTCATGGGTAAGTTAAATG